CGCAGCAGCGGCATATCAGATGCAGGGCAGTAAGTATCCTTGCGTCAGTGTCAGGAACGGTGCTGGCGGTGCGCTGAAAGACTGTAAGGCCGCTTACGAATATCTGGACAGCTTTGAGGCGATAGTTATATGCTTTGACGCAGACGAGGCAGGTACAAAGGCAGCGCGAGAGGTAGCAGAACTGTTTGGCGGTAAGTCAGCCATTGTGAAGCATACCAACGGACACAAGGATGCCTGCGACTATCTGAAGGCCAACGATGTCAGAGAGTTTACAGCAGCATTCTGGGCAGCAGAGAAGTTTGTACCAGACGGTATCATCAATGGCGCGTCACTCTGGGACGAGGTAAACAGACCAGTAGAGAAGTCCGCTGTGATGTACCCGTGGGAGAGTTTAAACAAGCTAACCTACGGCATCAGAGAGGCTGAACTGGTCACCATCACCGCTGGTTCTGGACTGGGCAAGTCACAGTTTGTGAGAGAGATTGTGTGGCATATACTCAAGCATTCTGAGGATAATATAGGTCTACTGTTTCTGGAGGAGAACGCACGTAAGACTGCGCTGTCGTTGATGTCGCTGTCGGCTAACAAGCCGTTGCACCTACCAGATGTAGAGAGTACAGAGGAGGAGCGTTGGGAAGCTTTCACAAACACGATGGGCACTAACAGGCTATTTCTGTTTGACCACTTCGGCAGCACCAGTGTTGATAACATCATTGCACGTTGTCGCTACATGGCGAAGGCGTTAGACACCAAGTTTTTGTTCCTAGACCACGTTAGCATTGTTGTGTCAGCACAGAGCAACGGTGACGAGCGCAAGGCTCTGGATGAAATCTGCACCAAGTTGCGAATGCTAGTGCAGGAGACTGGCATAACATTGTTTATGGTTAGTCACTTGAAGCGACCAGACGGCAAAGGCCATGAGGAAGGTGCTGCTAGTAGTCTGTCACAACTCAGAGGATCAGCGTCCATTGCACAGCTATCAGACATGGTGATAGGACTAGAGAGAAATGGTCAGGCTGATGACCCTGTAGAGAGGAATACAACCCATGTCAGGGTGCTAAAGAATCGATTCTGTGGCACTACAGGCAAGGCAGGTGGGTTGCTATTCGACCAGACTACAGGTAGAATGACAGAAATTAGAGAAGAGGGACTGTAATGAGATGCGTAGCGTGTAACAAGGCTTTATCGGACTTTGAGTCCACCAGGAAATCTGCAATCAGCGGAGAATACTTAGATATGTGCAATGATTGCTACTTTTACACTGACGATATAGACACCATCGACCGCGAAGATTTAAGGTCAGAATCAGACACTGTAATGGAGAGTCAAGAATATGAGCAAGATTGGAAGCTGGATAGCTGAACAGCAAGAGAGTAAGGCACAGATAGCCTATACTAACCCGTATGACAGACACAGCAACACAGACAACGCAACGAGGCAATACTATGTTGATTACGCTGGATATAGAAACAAACACCAGCCACGACAATATCTGGGTAGTGGTGACGCAGGACGTAGAGACTGGAGAGATGCTAGAGCATTATAGTGCTGCTACTCTAGCGCCTCTGATTAGTCAGGCATCAGGCGTTATAGGCCACAACCTTGTAGGCTTTGATGCGCCAGTGCTTCTGAAGCAATGGAAACTGCACATACCAACACCAAAGCAGCGTGACACATTGGTGATGTCGCGTCTATACAACCCATCGCTGGAAGGTGGCCACAGCCTAGACTCTTGGGGCAAACGCTTTGGCGACCACAAGATAGACTTCCATGACTATGACGGTGGACTGTCTGACGAGATGGTGGAGTATTGCAGGCAAGATGTTGCACTGACTACTAGACTGTACAAACACTTAACCGACACACTGAAGCGTGAGGGGTTTTCACAACAATGCGTAGATTTAGAAGAGAAGGTCGCTATCATTACGGCTCAACAGGAGCGCAACGGGTTCATGCTAGACGTAGAGCAAGCAACTTTACTGTGGCAGGACATAACACACAAGATGCGACAGATAACGGAGCAGCTACAGAAAGTGTTTCCACCAATAGTGGAGGAACGCTGGAGCGAGAAGACGGGGAAGCGACTGAAGGACAAGGTGACAGAGTTTAACGTAGGCTCTCGTAAGCAGATTGCAGAGAGGCTGGTAGGTGTAGGCGTTAAGTTCAAACAGAAAACTGAGAAGGGCGCTGTCATTGTCAACGAGAAGGTGTTAGAAGGCATTGACATACCAGAGGCTAAGACGATATACGAGTACCTGATGTTGCAGAAGAGAGCAGCACAGATTGACTCTTGGCTAACCCATGAGAAAGATGGCAGGGTACACGGCAGAGTTATCACCAACGGTGCTGTAACAGGCCGTATGACTCACCACAGCCCTAACCTAGCACAAGTGCCGTCAGTATCTGCACCGTATGGCAAAGAGTGTAGATCATTCTGGTGTGTGCCTGAAGGACATAAACTAATAGGCTGTGATGCCAGTGGTTTAGAACTGCGTATGCTTGCACACTATATGCGTGACGAGAGATACACCAATGAGATACTAAGCGGTGACATCCACACAGCTAACATGAAAGCAGCAGGGCTTACAGATCGTAACCAAGCCAAGACGTTCATCTACGCCTTCTTGTATGGTGCTGGTGCGGCTAAGATAGGTCAGATAGTAGGTGGCGGCTACAGAGAAGGACAACAGCTAATAGACTCGTTCCTACGCAACACACCAGCACTGGCGAAGCTACGTGAGAAGGTAGCAACACACTCAGCAGGCGGCACTCTACCTGGTTTGGACGGAAGACGCTTACGAGTCAGGAGCGAACACGCTGCACTTAACACGCTACTACAAGGTGCTGGTGCTGTTGTGATGAAGCAGGCTTTGGTGTTGTTGTCAGAGTCACTTAACCAATACGACATACCACACAAGCTAGTGGCCAATGTGCATGATGAATTTCAGATAGAAGTACCAGAGAATTTTGCTGATGTAGTAGGCAAAGCAGCAGTACGAGCCATCAGGAATGCAGGAGATGTATTAGACCTGCGCTGCCCTCTTGATGCTGAATACAATGTAGGAAACAACTGGGCAGAGACGCATTGACAAATCCGTACCATTCGTGATATAATATACGTAGATCAGTTGTGATCTAAAACAACCAAAGAGGCAATTAGCATGAGCGAAGCAAAACCAGTAACAATCAACGCAGACATGATGTGGTCTAGCTTGACTGAAGTAAACCGTATGTCAGGTAAGTACCAAGTAGACCTAGCTAACCTATCCAAAGCAGCGGCAGAGGCGCTAGAGATGATGGGTCTGAATGTCCGTAACAAACCCGGACAGGGCGACTTCATTACTGCAAAGTCTAGCCACCCTATCCGCATCTACGACACTGACGGTGCTGAGATTAAAGGCATCCTAGTAGGCAACGGCTCTAAAGCCAAGGCAGTAGTCAGCTATTATGACTGGAAATCTCCAGCGGGTCAGGCAGGACGTAGCCCTACACTGCTGAAGCTAGTGGTCACTGACCTAATCCCCTATGGCGGCAACGCTGAGACTACTGATGTGGACTTGGGCGAAGCGTTATGATCTTAATTGATGCAGACATATTGGTCTATCGCATAGGTTGGTCATGTAACGAGGAATCAGAGAAGACAGCCGTTAGAACCATTGACGGCTTTATCTCCGACATCCTGTTGCAACTCAACGTAGACGAGGAAACAGACTACTATGTTCTGTATCTCACTGGCAAAGGAAACTTCCGCAAGGAATATGCCGTTACTGCTGAGTACAAAGGAAACCGCAAGGATAAGGAAAAGCCAGTACACATCCAAGCACTGCGTCAACACCTTATCGACAAGTGGGCTGCTGTAGTTACTGAAGGAGAAGAGGCAGACGATGCCATAGCTATAGCAGGAACCACACACGGTGATAAAGCCATCATGGTCTCTTTAGACAAGGACTTTGACCAGATTCCAGGTTGGCATTATAACTTTGTTAAACAACGCAAGTATTATGTTAAGCCAGAGGAAGGCTTACGCTTTTTCTACCGCCAGATACTGATGGGTGACAGGATTGACAACATCATTGGCATCAAAGGTATTGGCGAGAAGAAGTCAGAGAAGATATTGAAGGACTGCGTTACTGAGCAGGAACTATACGACAAGTGTGTAGAGATGTACGATGGTGACGAGGCCAGAGTGATAGAGAATGGTAGGATGCTCTGGCTAAGACGCTACGAAGGTGAGATATGGAGCTTCAATGAAGACAAGGAATAATGGTAGATGGACAGAAGCACGTTTTCGTTCCTTTATCGTCTCTGCACTCCGACAGGCTCACGCTAAGTGGGGTGTAAAGCACGATGTCAAGTCAGCGGCTAGAGTAGCTAGAGGAGTTTACAAGTGTGCCAAGTGTGGCAAAGGCTCCTCAGCTACCCTACCACCGCTAGAAGGAAAGAAGCGTAGACGCAACAACGCAGCAGTAGACCACATAGACCCAGTAGTAGACCCAGCAGTAGGCTTTATAGATTGGAACACCTACATTGAGAGGATGTTCATCGAAGCTGAAGGGTATCAGGTACTGTGTCACAAGTGTCACACTGCAAAGACTAACGCAGAGCGTAAGAGGCGTAAGAAATGAACCAAGTAGAAATGTTTTACAGACCAACTGATCCTGAGACAAGTAAGCTAGCAGCGCAGCAAATGTTTAGTTCTGGTGCTATGGACACACAGAGAGCAATGGTGTATGAAATTTTAGCTGAGAACCAAGGACTAACAAGCAGAGAGTTGGCTGATTTGTCTGAGGGAGATATACACCAACAACGTCAGATATTTAGCCGAAGACTTCCTGACTTGAAAAACTTAGGATTAGCCGAACAAGGGCCAGCTAGATTATGTAGTTCCTGTAATAGAAAATGTGTTACTTGGTCTTTAGCAGAGGAATTTTAAAATGACTAAGCATCTAGTAATACCAGACACACAAGTAAAACCTGGACACCCTATCGAGCATCTACGATGGGCGGGCCAGTATGCAGCAGAGAAAAAGCCCGACGTTATTATCCATGTTGGCGACCATTGGGACATGCCAAGCCTGTCGAG